ACTACAGTGAAGCCGGGTGAATATCATTGGTTTGAATGTGTAGAAGACGCTGAGGTACTAGAAATCTATTACGCTGAATCAATCTCAGAAGATATTGTAAGAAAGAATACTGGAGGAATTATTTCGAAATGATTGATAAGAATAAGTTCAATCAAGAAATTGAAGATTTTGTGTATGAAACTGGTGAATCTTATATTGACGCAATTATCAATTTTTGTGAAAAGAATAATGTAGAGATTGAATCTGTTGCTAAAATGATTAATAGAGTTATCAAGGCGAAGATTGAATCAGAGGCTAGTGATTTAAATTTACTAACAGAGAAATTATGCAGATTGCCCATGTGATGTCGTTTCCTGGTTTCAATGCGTATAAAACTTATCTTGCGCTGAGAAGTCATTTTACGACTGATTATGATTACTTTAAATATAATGGTAAACTGAGAGTAAAGGAGGAATCTTTTTTAAGACGTAAAGACAAGTTTTTCTTCGAGAAGATAGAAAGGAGGCATAAGAAGGAACTTGTTCCATTCTTCGTTTCAAATCTAATCAAGGAGGATAATAATTGGAGTGGAGGTCTTGTTTCTGACAAGGCTGAACAAGTCTTTAACGAATGGAAGAGAAAGTTCCAGTCACTTAAATATTCATTCCGTGAAGATATGAGTAAACTTCGTGATTATATGGATCGGAATGATCTTCAGTTTGATGAGGTGTTTCAGTGTGATGATGGGCAACATCCAATAATTCTGAAACTCCTCATCTCTGAAGATATATCAATCGAGTCTTTTATTATACTAGACAAAGTGCTAGGATTCGTGAAAAAGATCAATAAATACGTTGACGATTTCATTTGGATCGAGTATAATAAGAAGATAGTAAAGTATTCGTCATTTATTGAAATTGATCCAAAGGAGTATCGTCATGTCGTAAAATCTATATTTGTTTAAGTCGTATAAAGTCGTATTAAGTAGTTTTAAGGAGAATCAAAAATGGCAGCAACATCTTTTGCCGCACTCAAGAAGTCAAGTAAGTCATCACTTCGTGACCTAGTAACAGCAGCCGAAAAGATTACGGCACGAGACGAACTCAACACAAACGAAAATATCTGGAAGCCTGAAGTAGACAAGGCAGGAAACGGATACTCAGTCATTCGATTCCTACCAGCAGCCCCTGGTGAAGAACTTCCATGGGTCAAGGTATACAATCATGGATTCCAGGGTCCTGGTGGTTGGTGGATTGACGAATGTCGAACCACAATTGGCGAAAAGTGTCCAGTTTGCGAACACAACTCTATGCTTTGGAACTCAGGTGTAGAGTCCAACAAGGATATTGTTCGTAAGCAGAAGCGTCGATTAAACTATTATTCCAATGTTCTAGTCGTATCAGATAAGGCAAATCCTCAGAATGAGGGTCAAGTGTTTCTTTATCGGTATGGCGCAAAGATCTTCGAAAAGATGCAGAATGCAATGCAACCTCAATTTGAAGATGAAGATCCAATGAATCCTTTCGATTTCTGGGAGGGTGCTAACTTCAAGTTGAAGATTCGTCGATATGAAGGTTATCAGAACTATGACCTATCAGAGTTTGATAAGAGTTCTGCTGTATCTGACGATGATGCAAGGATTGAAGAGATTTGGAACTCTCAACATCCACTATCTAAGTTTCTTGATGTATCTAATTTCAAGTCATATGAAGAACAAAAGACTCGACTCAATCGTGTTCTTGGTCTTGATGGTGGTCCTGAACTAAGTGAAGTTGCTGCAGCACCTCAACCTCGTGTTGCGGCAGCTAAGGAAGAAGATAGTGTTCCTTGGAGTAATGATGATGAAGAAGATGACGATAGTCTATCATTCTTCAAGAAATTGGCAGAGGAGGATTGATAAAATATCAGAGGGGACTTCGGTCCCCTCTTTTTTGTCTGTATAAAATATAATAAAAGATTAATAAAAGGATAACACGTCTGTAACAAAATTTTGTTAAATATGAATATTACATACGATTACAAGTTCGAAAGGAGATCAAAATTTTGATTAAAACATTAACACTCGCTGCCTTAACATCGGTACTTATTGTAACATCTGCATCTGCAAGGGACCAGATTCGTATCGTTGGTTCTTCAACAGTATTTCCATTTTCCACCAAAGTTGCTGAAGAGTTTGGTAGGACTAGCGGATTTAAAACGCCTGTTGTAGAATCAACTGGTTCAGGTGGTGGATTCAAATTGTTCTGCGCTGGAGTCGGAGAAAAACACCCAGACATCACAAATTCTTCACGCAAAATTAAGAAATCAGAAGTAGAGCTTTGTGCAAAGAATGGTGTAACACCAATCGAATACGAGATTGGTTTTGATGGTATTGTAATTGCTAACGATAAATCAGCAACTCAATATAATTTTCAATTGAAACATATTTTTTTAGCTCTTGCCGCTAAGGTTCCAGTAGATGGTAAGTTAGTACCAAATCCATATGTGTATTGGTCTGATGTAGATCCATCTCTTCCTAATGTAAAGATAAAGGTATTTGGTCCTCCTCCAACATCTGGTACACGTGACGCTTTTCTAGAGCTCGCTATGGAAGGTGGAGCTAAACAAATTTCAGAACTAAAAGATCTTAGTAAAAAGGACAAGAAGAAGTTTAAGAATATTGCTCACCACATCCGTGAAGATGGTGCGTATGTTGATGCAGGCGAGAACGATAATCTAATTGTTCAGAAGCTCCAATCAGATCCAAATTCTCACGGCATTTTTGGATACTCATTCTTGGACCAAAACTCTAATGTTATCCAGGGTTCAATTGTTGAAGGTTTCGAACCTACATTTGAAAACATTGCAAACGGTAAGTATAAAATCTCTCGGTCACTTCAATACTATGTGAAGAAAGAACATATCGCAAAAATTCCTGGTATTCAGGAATTTGTCAATCTATTTAAACGTATGCAAATGGCAGATGGTCCACTTGAGGATAAAGGATTAATCTCTTTAAAATAAACTATAAAATATCAGAGGGGACTTCGGTCCCCTCTTTTTTTTATGTATAAGCCGCAGAAAACCGAGACGCATAGGAGCTTGTTGGCGATTGTGTATATTGAGAAATACCACCAGAAATAGTAGTTTGACGATTACTAGTATTGATAAAAGTCTGTGATTGATCTACACTAGTTGGTGAAGAGGAACTAGGTGACGCTATAACTATAGGAGCTTGTGATTTCATTGCGTTATTCATTGAAACCATCTCCGCTTCTAAACCATTCATTCTAAGAGATCCAGCTTTATATGTTGGTGCCATTGTTTGGCCTTCGCCTTCGAGATAGTTTCCTAGATCACCCATGGAAGCCATGAAATTTCCTTGATAACCCATGGCCATGGGTGATGCATCGTTTCCTCTAGTTAGTTCTTCTCTTCGTTTTAATAATTCTTCAATTTCCCGTTCTTTTCTTTCTATTCCGCGGGCGCGTGAGGAGCCCCTACCTTCCGCTTCCGCTTTTTGTATCTTTTTCGCTTTCTCGATCTGGTTTTGTTTTTCTAAAATTTGATTATCTATTTCTTCAAGTTCTTTTGTTACGACCGCCTTTTCAACGGGCTCAGTCGCCTTTTCAACGGACTCAGAGAGTGTTTTGTTTTCTTGATCACCCATGGGAGATGAAGGAACTATCATAGGAGTAGGTGCCGTGGATGATTTAGATTCTTTCTTCGCTTCTTCTAGTCTATATCTGGCATCTTTTCTATTTGGACCTATTTTAACTGTTCCAAACGAATCCTGTTGTAACTTTCCCGCATAATAAGAAAATACTCTCCCTTTCGGGATGCCGGCTCGGAACCAAGAAGGGGCGGGTAAAGTTTTAATCCAATCCACTATTGTTTTAAAATCGCCTTCGGTTAAAGATGCACCAGTACTTGTAGCCTGTACAACAAAGGTATTAAGAAATTTTTGACCTTGTTTCCAATCTAGATCTTTCAGACCTTCTAATTGTTTTGATATTCTTTCATTTTGAGTCTTTCCAGCGGCTTCACCACCAACGTCTGCATTCACTGCAATATTATTACCCAGTCCCATGCCAAATCTTGCTATTTCGTTTGTTACTACACGCTGCTCACGCGCCTCCACTGATGGGGAGTTATAGTCGAAAGTATCCTCATCATTTTCAATCGGATCATATTCATCCTGCGACACTTCAAACTTTGGGAGACGAACTGCTTGGCCAATAGTTTTTCCTAGTTCTTCAACTTCAGCAGCTTTCTTTTTATACTCTTCCATTTCTTCAGAAGATTTTTCAATAATAAAACTAGTAAGTTCGTAAGCTGCAAATACAGCACCAGCAATACCAAATCCTCTTATGCCGATTCTAAATAAATTTTTAAATGAAGTTCTGAGTCTTCCTCTTGTCTTTTTAGCTGATTTCTCTAGATCTGTCTTATCTTTTTTATCTATTAGTTCGTTTGCGGCAGTTTCAGCCGCTGCTTCTGTTAATTCTTCAACACCAAGTCCAAAAGCTTTTTTTATAGTTCCACTTAAAACACTACCAACGCCTCGTGTAAGCTTACGTATTCCATTGAAAAATGTACCAGGAAACAAATAAGCAAATAAACCCCCAGCACCAAATGCTAAGGGCAAATTTTCCGCTATAAAATTTTCAATTTTTTGGCCAAGTTCAACATTATCATCATCTCCTTTAACTACTTTCAAACCCATAGACTCTACTAACTTTTCACCCATATAATCAAAAGCAGAATATATTGCTCCCGCTCTCCACCCAAATATAGTACTAACAAATAAATTATCTAATTCAAGATTTTTCTTCATAATTCCCCAAGCAGTCTCAGCAACTCCTTCAAAAAATTTACTATCTAAAACCGTAGAACTTAATTCCTTAATTTGTCCTACCATTTTATCAAATTTATCTGGGGCAAAAATAGCAGCTAGTAATGCTCCACCAAGAAGTGTACTTAAAACACCACCAAGAGATATACCCTTTCCTACTTCTATAGCTTTATCTTTTACGCCCGTCGCCGCGCTTTTTAAAGTAGTACCAAATTTAGACTCTCTTTTTTCTTCAGCGGTCGCCGCTCTTTCTCTAGCACGATTAAGTTTCTCAGTAGTCTCTTGTTTTTTAGCTAAGTTTAAATTTTCAGTGTTTACCTTCAAAACAGATGCGAATAATTCTCTAAGACCTCTGATATTCTCATCTATGCTTT